CCTCTAATGCCCTGCGAACCTCTGTATCAAAATTATATACATCTAATTGATATTCTAATGCACGCTCTAAAACAGTTGCAACTGTCCTGGCAACAGGGTCATTATTTCGATATCTGCGATTAACTTTTGGTCTAGGTGTTTTGTAATATAATGCAGATTTTAATGTATCCGTATTAGAATATAAAATATTCATACGAATTTCCCTGCTGACTCGATCAGGGGAATCATCCCTATACCGATCAATAATATCCATACAACGCTCGCGCCATTGCTCCTCAAACTTTAATGCCTGGTTGATGGTTTTTGTCCAATACCCTGCACGCTCTTTTTGGTTCTTTGGCTCTGCATCATACATTTGTTCTTCAGCCATTATAATCTCCAACCTTGCGGTTTATTGCTATTAGCTCGATCCATGCCTTGCATCATTTCTTCGATTGTCGGCGGCCGCCAGATATCTTCTTCGATTTCTGGTTTTTTCCTGGTGTACGGCCTAGCCATGCAAGCATAACGGATTTCGTCTGCACAATGATCCTCTGAATCGGTACAAACATCCTCAATTCGATGCTTGTCATGCACCAATACAGGAAGTGTACGAATTGTGTCCGTACAGTTTTTAAATATGTAAAGCATCGGTTTACCATCATCGCCCATTAACCTCTGTCTTAGTTGATCCCATCCTGCAACGCGGCTATTATCCGCCCTGCGAAACATTACGCCCATTTTGGATAATCGTTCTCCAATACTAGGCCCACCATCAAATTTCCATATACTCGGATCACCTACTGAAAAATCTATTCTTTCATGCTGTTCTCTGGAGCGTATACCAGCTCCAACTTCCTCAGCAGATAATCGCAACCCACGATTTGGGCCTGCAGCACCATACCATTCTCGATAACGCACTAAAGCATTGTCTGGAATTGTATCGTGTCCTTGTGCAACAGCCCACCATCCTACACTAAAAGGTGCAGATGATCCCCAATCAAAAGAACGATATTTTGTCCAATATTCAGGTATTTCAAACGGCTGTATTACATGAAGATCGCGTTTCCATATATCGCCAAAAAACGATCCAACGACCAAATCCCAATCGCCAACACGCAACGCCCTTGCTAATTCCTCTGGCAATCCACTAAAACTGCTTGCATAAGTTGGATCAATATATTTGTTATCTTCCATTCTTGATGGAATATACATTGTAACCCATCCCTTATCTTTGGGATTGTCAGGATCACGCATTGTATGATCGTAAAAATAACTTTCTGATGGAGCAGGGTCAATATAAAGGGCTTTTAAATAATTATGACTCTGCCCACCAGGATTTGCGGTCATTACCAATCGAGGGAGAAATGCAATTTGTTTTGGTTCATAACCGCCTAAGCGCATTCGTGATTTAATATATCCAAGCTGATAAGCAGTCATTTGTCCTGCTTCATCTATGCCTGCAAAATGAATTTCTGTGCCTTGTATTCGATCACAATCGGAATCACGCTCTAAATACTGAAATTGTATGGTTGATCCATTATGAAACGTAAAACGCTTTCGTGATTCATTATACTCGCCTAAACTTGGCGGCATTTCCTTGCGTAAGGGCTGTATATGGTTTGCATCCAACTCTGGCAAAGACCTGCGAAAAATAAACGCATTTAAACCAGGATTTTCTAAACAAAATGCTATACAATCCCATCGTAAGGCATGACTTTTGCCACCACCTGCCGCACCACCAAACAATATTTGTTTTGCTTTACATTGATGCAACAACACTTGTTTTGGCTGCGGATTATAGTCAAGTTTAATTGTTTTCGTCATTATGGTAGTAAGTTTTCATACCCTTGCGGCGGAGGTTCATCGATTTTTGGAAAATCATCAGGCGGAAATATAGAGCGTTCGTCTGGACTTCCCGATCTTCTACCTACAAGTCTAGCTTCTGCTTCACCTAAAGTATCATAATAAATATTTCTACTAAAAATGGACTGAGGTTTAATTTGTGTAAGATTTGCTGCATAAGGATAGCGAGGGTCTTTTTCATAAAATTCTAACGCCCTTTTGGCATCCCTGTATTTAAAAGCATCCTCTGACGTTTTATCACGCTTTCTTTCCGCTTTACCTATACGGCTTTTTATTTCTTTTGCTGTTAAAGTGTTTGCTAAATTTGCACCGCCTGCAGTTTCGTTTTCAATTTTCTTTGCAAGTTTTTCAAATGCCAGGCTAATATATTTTTCTCGCTCTGGTGTTTTGCGTTTTTTATAGGTTATTCCTGTTTCGTCAAAAATCTCACGCCGTATTTCATCGCTGTATTTATACCAATAACCATTATTGAATAATAAACGCGGCTGATGGCTGTCTAATAACGCCTTTTCTCTAAAATACTTAATTCTATCTGCATGATACAAATTAGATAATTCTGCTTGTAATCCTAAATTTTCATAAAAGTTATCGTTAGTTTCTTTTATAATTCTCTTTTTTTCATTAATTGCGTTTTGCAATCTATTACCAATATTAGGATCGATAGGATTTGCTCCTTTAGAAAAGCCCTCTATTTCTTGTACTGCGTGTTGTATTTCGTGAAATAAAGTATCTCTGATTACTTTTTTAAAATCTTTTGCTTTTATCTCTTTGGTTTTTAAATGTTGCAACCCACCTATTAAATTGGACAAGCTTATGCCTATTTCCTTATTTTTTTGACTAAAATAACCTCCCTCTGTAACAGGTTCTTTTTGATAAAAATTAACCTTATAATTTGCTAATTGTGGATAGGCTTCAAATAACTCAGGATGCTCTAATATCTCACCCAAAGTAGTAATTTTACTTACTTTTCCGTTTTCTAGTTTTGAATCTGGAAACCTTATCTCAAAAGCATCGCTTGTAATTGTATCTGATAAGACAGGTTTGTTATCATCTATGCCTAAGTTTATTTTAGCGGTGCTATCATCAATTTCAAAACGATACTGCTGATCTGGAAATTTAAACAAGCCTTTTCCATATTCTCGTTCTGTGTCTCTAAAAAAACTAAACGGCGTTGTTTTTTTCAATGCCTGGTCATAATCTTCAAAGATTTTTTGTGTGTTTAAATCACCTGAAAAAATAATTTTATCCAATTCATTACTTAAACTTTTTTCCCTTTTTGTTAGGTCATCTGTTACCGCATCGCCTAATTGCATTCTTCCCATTGTTAGCATCTGCTGCACAGATTCTTTTTCTTTTTTTAATTGTTCGTATCGATTTAAGTTTTCAGTAATTTCCAGTCTTTTTTTCTTGTCTGGAAATGTCTTTGCAAGTTTGCCTGCAAAAACACCTATAGCACCCTCTGGCACTACGCCTGGTAATTGCGATGTTAATGCACCTAAAACGCCAAACTCGGTTACAAAATCTGTGGCATCTGCAATAAATTGTGGATTATTTCGCATTTGATTTACATTACCATATTCGCCTTTTGCTATACGGCGCGGTATTGTAAAAGCCTTATAGGTTTCTTGCAAAAATTTTGGTACTGCAAATGTAAACGCACCCTCTTTTGTTTCACCTATCGGCGCTAATTCGCCACGAAACGCCAGAGGTTCATTAGGTTTACCTGCTAAAGCTGCGCCAAAATCACTTAGTCCCTGTTTGAAAATTTGCCCCACATTTGTTTCACCAGATAATTCATCAACAGGAGGTTTTATTTTACCTGAAAAAAAACGACTGTCGCTAAAAGGGTCGTTTCGCTTTTCTTGCATTAGCCTTTGTGCCAACAAGCGTTGTTGTAACCCATTTACCATAATAAACTCGTTTAATTGTTTTCGTCATCTTTAAAAATGCTTGCGCTTTTTGCAAGACCTGTAACAGCCACAGGGCCAACAATGCCGTATTTGGCAAGTATGTTTATTAGGTTCTCGTCAAAGATGACGTAATTGCTTGACCTATTTCCTATCTCTGTATTAGCCCAATCTTCAGCCTCTTTTTGAGTCTTGTATGGCTTACTTGTGGTAATTACTCGACCACTTCCTCCAAGTCCTGTCTGTCTGTTTGGGTCATCTAATACAATTTTTGCTTGAAACTGACCATCATCTAGTTTGTTAATACCTAACAACTCGCCACCGAATGTATTTCGTGATGCGTTATCTAAGTATTTTATGCCTTTGATGCCAAATTCGTTCATTATTTCAGATGCAATCTTTGGAGTGCTGCCTAATGGGTTTCCTATATAACCAGTAACAGTTTTATCATCTAGCATTTTAGTATTTACTAATTTCAAAAAAGGATCTTCATTAATCATTTTTTCAAAATCAAGTTGGCTTATTTCTTTTTTTAGTCTTCTAACATTGTTATCTGCTATTTTATTTATACCTGCTTCAACTTGACTTTCCAATTCTTGTCTGAATAAACCACCACTAAGACTCAAATCTAATTTAAAAAATCTATTTTCAGCAAATGGCATAATTTCAATTATTTCTTGAACCTTATCTTGCATATTTTTAGATTGTTCATTAATCGGAATGTCATGGTTTATTAAATTATCAGTTACAGTTTTTATATTAACTTTGTAGGTTTTACCCTTTAATTTCTTTAGTCCACCTTTTTCCTGTATATTTCTAAGTGTTATCAAATCCTGTTCTGCTAGCATACTAGCTTCAGTATTAGGATTGTTTTGAATAATTCTTTCGGCTCTATTTATAGGCTTTTCTATATTCCCATCATGGTCTAAAATTGATGTTCTTATGTTTGGATTTTTTATTCTTAGCGTACCATCTCCTTGAGGCTCATAAGGGTCAAACAACCTACCATCAGGAGTCTCAAATCTATCTTCTGAAATTTTGTTCTTATAAAACTTCGCTATGTCTTCAGTATCAGTAAAATATAATCCATACCCAAAAACCTGTGCGCCTTCGCCTGTACCCATCTTATCCATGCGAAACTGGTCAAAGTCAGCACCACTTCCATGAAAAGCAATAATGCCAGGCTGTGTATCTGTTGGCGGTTCTACTTTGGCTATATCACCTGGTTTTACATCATCTACTGTCTTAGATGCCTTAGAACTCCCTTTTAATGCCTTACCTAACTGACTTGCGCCTTTCATTGCAGCGGCTGGAGCAACTAATACAGGCGCAAAAGGTGCTGCAGCTAACATCACATCACCACCTGCACCAAGCGTTTGTAATCCTGCATCCAACAAATTACCCTGTCTTACATTCTCTGCAAAACTCGGTAATGTCTGTCCTGGATTCATAGGATCAGGTGCAAAACCCAAAACATCAGAAAATCCACTACCAGGTGTAAACATCGCTCCTGTTGCACCTACTGCATAAGGAATAGACGCACCTTTGAAAATTTGTTCTCTTGTAATATCCTCTGATAAATCCTCTGCAGGAGGCCTAATTTTGCCAGAAAAAAAACGGCTATCACTAAATGGATTATCCCTATTTTCTCGCATCAATCCTTGTGCTAACAAGCGCTGCTGTAATCCATTCGCCATTATACACTCTTTTTCTTCTTCTTCTTCTTTTTCAACCCTCTAAAGTCCGCAGCAGTTATTTTCGTTCTTGGTGCTGCAACCTGTGCTAGTTTTTTTTGTTTTGGTGAATATTTACGAAATGGCATTACTTCCCTACCTTTTTCATCGCTGCTTTATGTGCCTGTGTAAAGGTCTTACCCATACGCATCAGTTTACGCATTTCTGTCATGTGCTTTGCTGTATGGTGTACCTTATGTTTTTTTAAAGCATCCAACTGACGTTTTGTTAATGTTTTCATGCGCATTGTTTTTCCTATGCAACCTGTGCAACCAAAATTTTGTAGTGCAACCTGTGTGCAACCTTTTTTGTGTGTGTGCGTGTGTGTTTGATATACGTTTTCGTTGACTGCAAAACCTGCCAGGTGGGGTCATGCTATGGGGAGGTGTTCAGATTTTAGGACACCTTACTTTTTGAGTTTGTTGATACACAAGGGTTTGCTAGTCTTGGCTCATTGATACATTATCAATGGGCTTAATATTGATAACCTCGTCTGAATCGCCACGACTAATATTTATCTGAACTGCTAAACTATTGTTATTATTGTCTTTTTGACCAAATGTTTCGCGCTGTGTTTTCTCTAACCACCAACTATCAGCGCGCCAATCTCCCTTATCTCCTGCCTTTTTTATGTTTTGCAACCTGGAAGCTACAGCATCGCTCTCTGCTGCGCTACACTCAGAACCAAACTCCTTGTCCCCTTCCATCCATCGATTTAACGTACTCAATGAAATCCCAGAACTTCTTGCTGCATGAACTCTAGGAACACCTTGTCTTAGTAAACTAAGTAAACTGTGCCTTCTTTCAGGAGTATCCTTATCAAACTTTTGGGTTGCAGTCTTAACATATTGCATTTGTGCAACCGCTCTTGGACTAGGTTGCAGTTGCATTCCTGTTTTCTTTTCAGCAATCGATCTCGCTTTAGTTACGCTTTTGGTAAAATGTTTCCATCCATATTTTCGAGCGCGTTTATCAATAGCTTGCCTGGATACATCAAAATCTTTCGCAATAGTAAAAGTAGATTCACCATTTTTGACACGATATTCAATGGTTTCCCAATCAACATTTGTGGGTTGGTAGTTTCGCATTTTAGGAGGATTGCATAGTTGTGCTAATTTTAGAAATTAAGGTAGTCGATTTTGTCGAATCTGTCTATAAAAAAATTTAATTTATTTTTTCTGCTATTGTCATAATTGCTTCTTGCCATCGATATTTCGCTGTATCTTTGGAACAGCCAGCGACTGCAGCAATTTTACGCCAGGAATATTTTTTTGCTCTAGCCCAGATTAATCTACGTTGTTCGATACTACAATGGATTAACCAATATAAACTTTGATCTGCACGATCAATTTGTTCAGGTGATGGTTTGGGTCTACTAATGGTATAGACATTATATCCATAAGCAAGACCTGGATCGGTTTTAAATAAAGGCCAGGCATTCATTTTTTGTTTTCTAATTGGTGTAGGCAAGCGTTCAATGACATCAAAACATTCTTCAAAGCGTTCTTCAATTTCTAATAAACGATTTGTATAATCCGAAATATTGGATAGTGCATTCATTCTAATTCTCTTAATAAATGTGTTGGGACTTTGGTTAAAGGATGATCTGGCGGCATTCCCCAACTATGTTCGAGCCAGCTACCATCTGTTTTCCAGGATTTTAGCCGCGCCTTCCATAGCGATACAAGCGGATCAAAAAAATCTTTCTGATGAGCAACAATGACATTACCTATAATTTTGTGCAGATAATCGGATATATCGCCCTGCACATTTTGATGATAGGCACTTTTTATTGCATTAAGGATAAACATATCACGTTCCTGTTTCTTCTTTATGCCCTGCTGTCCAAGTTTTGCATATAAACCAGAAATAATCTTCCCACTACGCTCGATGCTTGTGATTTGCCCTAACCATTGTTTGTAAAACTCGTACTCCTTAATAGACTCTTTTTTACCCTCTGAAGTGCCATTATTATTTATAATAATGGGTTCTTTGTATAATTCCTTTGTAGCGTCCCTATTTGAGGGACGGTAGCCGTCCCTGTTTTCGATACGGTCTTCATTTGAGGGACGGCTCAAATCATACACAAAATAATCATAATATTGGACGTTTCCAACAAGACTTGTGGGTTGTTTTAAAACATAACCAAAAGCAATTAAATTACTCAATACATCATACCCTTTATTCTTTCCCCAACCAAAACGCTTGCGTATATCGCCCATAGATAAGCGCCAGTTCGCAGGTTTACTTAATAAGTAGGTCAACATAGCTAAAGCATCTGCATTTAACCTGGAGTCATTTAAAAGATCATTAGGATAAATGGTAAAATTTTCTTTTATAGTGCTGCGATTAATGAATTGATCGGTCATATTATTTTTTCTTATCCACTTCTTTTGTGTCATTGACCAACACGCCACAAACTTTACAAAGGCGAACTAATTTTGTTTTACTGTTTTCTAAAATTGTTAATCTGCTTTCACATTTAAAACAAAGATTTTGCTTTAACAAAAAATCCCATTTCTTATCTATTTCAAACACTTTCGTCATATTCTTTACCTTTTAATAAAACTTGTTTTGATGCCTTTTCCATGACCTCTAAAGCAAATTCCATATAATATTTTTTGCTCATTTCCATAAATGCCTGACGATCTCCAATCTTAACGAGCAGGCCATTAAAATATGGAACAACCAGGATTGGATGATATTCGTTTTGTGGTTTGTCATTCATGGATCAACATGATTCAGATGCGTCATTTGATTGTTTTATTTTTATAATATTGCCTAGCGCTTCATAAAATTTTTCTGCACAACTACTGCAAAGCATTTTATTTTCTGAAATAACAATCTCTGCTGTGTCATGGCATTCAAAGCATTGCTCAACTTTCATTGGATTGTCCTACAATTAGTTTTCCATTTATAAGGTCTAAAAAATCGCTATAATGTAAAATCGCTAAAGGTTTTTTACGATCTGCTGCAACAACCAAAGCATCAGCATCATCTTTTTCTAAATTGTCATATAAAAACTTAAAACCACTACCACGCTTTTTTGCTTCAATTGACCAATCGCCTGTCTTACTATGAATAATGACATCCGATTTAAAACCCTGCATTGAACCTGATAATGGGACACGCTTTGCTTTTAATTCATGCTGCTCTGCAATCTTTACCAACTCTAATTCAAATCGTATTCCCTTATCTCGCTGCATCTTACTCATTTAACTAAACTCACCTCTAATTCTTTCATGTGGGTCATTAAATGCTCTATTGTTTCTAATTTTGGTTTTTGCTTTCCATTTTTCCAACGCCACAAAGTTGAGTAACTTAATCCTAATTCTGCAGAAGCGCGATAAATTGAACCATATTTTGATTCAATTAAATCTATTAATATTTTTTCGTTTTTTTGCATTTTTTTTTAAACTCGCACAGTATTTGACAACTATGCAGTTATATGCGAGAACGATAAAGAGAACATATTTAGACAGTATTGGTAAAATTACTTTACCTATTTCGACAATGAGTAGTATATGACAGAAAAACAATTAAAATTTGAATTAAGAATAAAAGACAAAAATAAAGTTTCATTACAAGAATTATCAATTTCCGATGAATTATTTGTGGGTTTTGTAAAAAATAAAATCAATCACTTTGTATTAAATCAAAACAATAAAAAACTTTCAAAAATACAAAATTATTTTAACAGTTCATCTAAAAGATCAATTATTGCTTGGTTGGCATATTGGCATAAGAAAACCAACCAGGAGTTAAATATACAGCGTTCTATGGAAATATTAAAAATAACAAGGCAAGGTGTTTCCAATATTGTGCATGAATGTGCTGCTGCTGGATATTTTATTGTGAAAACAAAAGTAAATGGAAAAGAAACAACTTTTACAACAAGCGATGAATTAGACATTTTAATTGAAAATAATGTTTATGATTCTATAAATATATTTCAAAAAAATGGTTACAATAAAATGGTGAATAGTTACATAGAAACACAAGATTATATGCAAAGACACTATACATATAATAAAAAATTTTGTACGGATATATAGGTAAAGTTAAAGTTTTTGATTTTTAGTAATTATTCCTTATGATTAAAGTTTGACGATTTTAATGATAAGGATAAAAAATTATGCTAGTAGATATGGAAAAAAAGCAATTACAAAATGCACTTTTAAAGCTAGGAAACGATTTAGGTATGAGTACATCGGAACTAGCACAAACCTGCGGTATTTCAAGCAGTACATTAACAGGATTTGTGAATGGTACAGGTGATAGAGCGAATCACACATTATCAATAAGAACCATTAATAAAATTTCAAATAAATATGAGTCATTTCGTGATTTTTTAAATTTACCTGCAATGCCTTCAGATATGGTTGATATTCCTATCATTGGATATATAAATCATGTAACACAACCTTTAGCGCAGCTTTTTCCAATTGAACCTAATATGACCACAAGCATAAGAGTGTTAAAGGCTTGGGATGGATGCTTTGCAACTACAGTAAAGCATTTTGAAAAAGAAAGTGAAAGTTTTGCTTCAAATTGGATTCATGTTTGGCGGCCTGACCCTGTTGAAAATATAGAAGTAGCATTAAATTCTATATGTTTATATTTTGCTACAGAAGGGCCTAAATATTGTGGATGGTTGCGTTTGAGAGATGGTGAGTTTTATTTGCAAAATCGTAATCAGCCTCAAGGAACAATAAAACTTCCTAAAAATCCTAGAATATTTTTATCTAATTTTATAATTACAAATCGCTTAACAAATCGAAAAAGTTAAATTTTTTTGTCTTTTAATGTGCATAAACGAAAATGTGCATTAACTATTATGGCAGGCAAATTTTAACTCATCCCCCAAATGATTGATTTGCTTGCCACCAGAGGAGTAAAACATGATTGATATGTGGTATCCATCAAGAATTGACCCACAATTTTGTCCGCTTGATTGGTGGTTGGTAAAATATGTATCCAATATTAGCAGGGAGCGTTTGGAAAATGTAAATGCAAAAATGCAGGCAGGGAGTTCTGCTGAAGGATGTTTTGTAGATATTTTAAAAGGTAAGGACAAACAAGCTGCTATTAATCATTGGATTGATATTTTAGATCAGCACAAACCTTTGCACCCAAAAGATGCAGAGCAAAAATTAGTTTGCAAAAAAGCGTTTCCAGATGTTGTTGATAATTTGCTTACAATAGCAAATGAACATCATATTCAGCCCATTTTAACACAAGAATTAGTGCAAGGTAAAATGCATCAATTAAAACGACCCATTGGCGGTTATGTGGATATTACAGAGGAACATTATATTAATGAAATAAAAACAGCTTGGCCAAGTGTTATAGAAAAAAAAGATGGGTTTGGTATTAGAAAACCTACTAATTTAGCACAACCTAGAGTGTATTGGGTACGCCAGGTTGCAACCTATGCACACGCTGCTCAAAAAAAACCACGCATTTTATATGCTGATCCCTTGCGATCGATTGTCTTTGATGCAGAAAGTACGGATTATTTAAACGAACAACATATAAAAGCAGCGCGTGAAACCATGCGTGTATCAGCACGAGCAAGGGAAAATTTACTTTCCATTTCTGATAATTACAAAATGTTAGCTAGGTTTATTGCGCCTGACTTTACAACATTTATCTGGAATGACATCGACCAAAATACAATGAACGAAATTAAAGAAATATGGGGATATGAAAATGAATTATAAAGAACCAGATAGTAGAAAGATTTTTTGCACAGGAGTCGTGCAACAAGCAGCGTCAGCAGGCGTTATAAAAAACCCAGAGGATTTATATATATGGGTTGAGTGGGCTAGTATTGCCTATGATCGTTGGCTAGGCGAAAGTGCGAAAAATAAAGAATTGGCAGCTTTAGAAATTATTGAGCATGAAGCGTCAAATTGTAATTCACCTATAGACTTTGAGGGAAATCCATTTACAGGTGATCCATCCCTTAGAAATAGGTTGTATCAACATATTGGCATTACAAAAAACAGTTTTGCAGCCAAAGTTGAGCAGATTTTAAACCAAACAGAAAAAAGAATTTTAGGAGCAAAACATGATAAATAATCAAATGGATGTTTACTTTATTGAAGGTAATCGCACAAAAGGTTACAAGACAGAATATGCAACAAAGGTTGGTATAATTTGGCCACCAAACCCACAATTTGGATCAACAATGCCTAACCTGGATTTAAAATTAGTACCTTCTGGCGGCGGAATGTTGGTTGTATTGCCTAAAGGGATGAAACCAAAAGATATGGGTCAAGGGCAACCACCTATGCAACAACCACAATCACAACCACCGCAACACAATACTTATCAGCAAGCTAAAGAAAGTGGCGGACAAACAAACCCTTATTGGCAAGGTGATCCTGGCCCAAGTTCGGATGATATAAGGTAATAAAAATGACACCAAAAACTTTGGCAGTTTTAAAATTTATAAGGAATTATGTAAAAAAACATGAAATTCCGCCTACTTATAAAGAAATTAAGGAAGAAACAGAGGTTTCGCAGGGGGGTCTAAACTACATCCTACGAAACCTTGAAACTGATGGAAAAATAATACGAAAAATTGGTAGAGATAGAGGGTCGTGGCCAACTTAATATAGACTCTCCTCTATAATGTCGTTCATATTTTCAGGGTCTTTATCTATCAGATGACCATACAATTGTGTGGTGATCTGATAGCTTGAATGTCCTAGCATTTTTTGTACCCATAAAGGTGAACGATTATTTTCTCTTTGTACCTGGATAATACGACTTGCATAATAATGTCTTAAGGGATGCACACCTTTTTTCCACTCATGTTGCATATTAAGATTTTTTAATGCTTTTCGTATTCCATATTTCATTAAAGAATTATATCCAATAGGTTTTCCATCATTAAATTTTGCATCAAAAATCCAATCATTAGATTCTTTATTTGCAATCAATACTTCTAAAACCTCTTTTAGTTTTTTACCAAAGTATACTTCTCTCATTCCTGATACAGTTTTAGTACCTCTAAGAGTTCGATTATTAGACATTGCTCTTTGTACTTTAATTTTTTTTCTTGGAAAATCTATGTCAGAAACTTTAAGAGATACCGCTTCCCCTGCCCTAAGACCATTAGCACACAATAAAGTAAAACAATGATATTTAGGATGAAAATTGCTTTCTAATTCTTGTAAAAGTTTTTCAACTTGCTCTTGTGTAGGACACCAGGCTTCTTGATGAAACTGTTGTAATTTAGTTTCTTTACCCAATCGATCAGGTTCAAATTGAAATATACTACGATATTCTCTACTTTTATTATATATAAATTTTATACATCCTAAAAACTGTCCGTAAATATGATTTCTTGTTCGATTGGATAAATTACCCTTTACATCATCAATTGTTTTGCGAACAACTTGTAATAATTGCTCGTTTAAATCGACCACTAAAATTTGCTCTAAAGGTCGATTATGTATTGTCAAGGATTGTAAATGACGAACAAAACCTTGCACACTTGTTTGCCATTCTTTTGTATGGGTTGCTTTTGAATGCAAATCATACATTGCGAAAACATCTTTCATAGTTGTTTGTTCTTCAGCATTAAAAGATTTCACAAAACCAGATTCTAAAAGTTTGTTTTTAAGTTGAATCTGTGTTCTTGCTTTAACCTTTTTTTTTGATCCACTATCATTTATGTAAGCTGTCCAAAATCCTCTATCATCTTTGGTATTTGAATATGTAACTTTACTCATTTGATTTATTGTCCTTATTTTGCATTAAATCACGATTTATTTCATCAACCTCAGCTCGTATATATTCATCTACTCTTTTACTAAATTCTTTTAATACTATTCTATACAGTTCTTTACGATTACTTTCGCTGCAATTTGATGTCAACTTGATCTTTTTCATTTTATTCTCCTATTTAAGTGTTATTATCCTATAAATTTTTTAATTGCTGATTCCATTACTTTTGCTTGTTCTTCATCAAGACCTTGCTCAGATAAATCAAGATGAAAATAATCTGAAGACATTAAAGCAATGCGTATCATTTCCATCTCTTTTTCTGTAAGTTTTATCGTTATCATTCTTTATTCTCCCTTTATTAAATTATAAACTTCAATTCTTTCTAATCTTGTTTGTTTTGTTGATACTCCGAATTTACTTTTAAAAATTGAGTGATCTTTTATTTTTCCTCTTACTTCAATTCTATCACCCTCTTTTGCACCCTCATTTTCATGGTGTAAATATTTTGAACCTTTATAAACAAATACATTTCCCTCAAAATCAATAAGATTAAAAATATAACTTTCTCCCCAATACCCATCAAAAGAAAATATTTTTTGAACAAATAAAGTTGTTGAAATATTTTCTCCAACTTCCCCTTTATGTTTGCTAATTTTTGCAAGTTGAATTTCTTTAGTTCTATAATTTTTGCGAACAGTTGAAATAGATTTTGCATCATTTCTAGGATAAGAAATTGTACCATTTCTTAATTTGATTCTTGTTTGACCACAATTTTTTCTAAAATAAAAATGCAATTCCCAAAAACCCCTTAATTTGTTTTTTGCTTGCAAATCGCAATTTTGCCCTAATTTTTCATAAAATCTTTTTTCTTTTAAAAATAATTTTTGATCTGTAACTTTACTCATTTTCAATCCTCTTTACTTCTGATTTTTTAAAAGTAAACAATTTATCTTCAAGACAATTAAATAAATCAGCATCTTCATCTTCAATCACGACTTCTGTTGGGTGAACATGAACCACAAGACCATAAATTTCTTCGTCTATAACTTTTACTCTATCTCCAACTTTTATCATTTTATTCGCTCCCTAATAAATTGCATTATTAAATATATATATTCGTTAACGCATACATTGTCAACCCAATTAATAATATCAATGAGCCTATTATCAATGGGCTTAGAAATATTATCAATGGGCTTGAAAAAATTAGGTGTCCCAGAGGTGTCCCAAAAAGGGTCATTTTTGGCATATCTGACTAGACCATGACTATACCATGTTCGTAAAATATTCGACATCACTAGGTATAAAAAAAGAAGTAAGATCAATGTCTTACTCCATTTTTGAAGCTATGCTTTGTGGTGAGCCGTAGAGGACTCGAACCTCTGACCCATTGATTAAAAGCCAATTGTCTTGAAAAATATGTCATTGTTTTTATTACCTTTTTTAGAACCATTTTTTTTTCTAGGACACTAAATTAACTAATAAATTACTAAATTTGTAAATGTCTGTCTAGTGTCCCACCATTTTTTTGCTTGGTGTCTTTTTTTATATTGTCAATGGGCTTAAAATAACGCACATTTACGCAAATGTTTTTGCATAACTAGGTCTTTTACCTGTCCTTTTTTTAGATTCTGCTGTGCGTTTTCTTGATACAGCAGATCGTTTTTGTGCAGCACTCATGCGACTAGCTACAGATGCAGGAACACATTTTGGGTAGCCACGTTTCTCACCTTTTCTGCGACCACACTTTGGATGCTTACCATCTTTTTTTGCAGATATGTCTACCCAATTTTGTTTAAACCATTTTGTTAATCCACCACTAGGTTTTGCCACTTTATTTCTTTCTTTTCTTTGTAGGTGCTGTACGATACCCACCACCCATTTTTTTATACTCCTGGACAATTTGCCCTGAAGCATAAGCGCTTGGAAAAACCTTTACTCTAGCTTTAACTTTTGCTTTTGCTCTAGCGTATTTTTTTGGATCAGTTGGTACTGCTCTTGCCATTAGTAAGACATCCTTTTCATTTTTTTCTTTTTAACTTTTTTTACAGCAGTCATTAATTTTTTAGATTTTTTAGGCTTCATTTTTTTTCCATTCATACCTGGCATATTGCTCTCCATTTATAATTTAACAATCCCATTTTCTAAGGGCTTTATTGATCCTAGAATTAGGATCATTACGAGTTTTTGCACTCGTAAGCTTTTTCTTCATGCCACTCATTCGCGCACAAAAAGATTTTCTTCTAGCAGCAGATTTAGGGCTTTTTTTAGCCTGTTTTGCACTCACAGGTCTTTTTAAATTCATGCCTTTTGATTTTGCGTATCTTCGACCTGCTGCTGATAAACCACCTGTTTTGGATTTATGCTTTGCTTTAAATGTAATTTTTTTTCTAGCCATCATCCAATCCACTAACAATCGCAATTAATCGATCTGCTCGATTGGTTGTCTGTCCATACCATTTACTTTGTTTCATCTGCGCTGCCATTTCTTTGTAATTTTTTGCATCTAATGCAGCACGCATTTTTTTAAATTTAGACAATCCCTTTTTACCAAGCTGAAAACACATATTTGTCAGCACAATTTGGATGTCTGGTGCATAATCCGCCCAATTATCACCAAAAAGATCAATACAATCCTCTACAGTTCTGTCAAAATCTTCGTTAAATAACTCCTGAACGCGAACATGGGATATTTTAGAACCAACCTTTAAATTATACTCTGGCTCACCCTTAAGGCATTTATGGCCTATACCTACAGTTTTGTAATTTTCTGTGCAAGTATAGACCTCGTTTTTTACGCCCTCGTCATTTATGATGCTTTCTTTAGCTAAAACAGTAGTTTCTAATTTCATCGCTTTCTTACCTCAGCCACGCGACCATCTAATAATGAATCGTATTTAATTGTTATTTTTTTGGGTTTCCAAAGTCTGCTTGCAATCACTTTGCGTCTTTGTTTTTTTAGTGATGCTCTTTGTTTCAATGATAAATTATTTATTTTTTACCTTTAAATTTATCAACGCCTTTTAATCCTAGCGCTGATAAAATAACTGCTATGACTAAATACTGATACCATTCTGGCAATTCATTTAATCGATCAAAACCATTTTTAACTATATCTTCCATTCCTGGAATAAAAACTAAACATACAGGCAATAATACAACTATTGTTGCAATTTCATCCTTAATGCTTGATTTTGTAGATTCTGCCATTATCAGCTCCCATTTACTGTCATGGGTAGCAGCAGTTTTAAGAATATCGGATTTTGCTTTAGCTTCCGCTTTTGCAATTTCTGATTTATTTTTTTGTTTTTCTATTTGACCTTCTACAAGTGTTGATCCCAAATTTAAAAGTGGTGTTAAAAATTGTAACATTATGTAACCTCATAACCTGTTTTGCAGTAATATAAAACATCTCGATATGGCGGTTTTACGATGACTTTAAAATCTTGTAGCATTTCAAAAACTCTTTTCTGACAATCTTGCTTTGTGTCATAAGGCCCATAAGCATCCTCTATTACAAAACAATCTGCGCTTGCAAGTTTACAAACAACTAATATTGCTTTGAACATTATTTTCTTTGAATCCAGGCATTTGTTCCAAAAAATGCAGCGACAATACCTGCACCAGAAATGTAAAATAAATCTGAAACCCTAATTAGTTGTTCTACGCGATTGTCTGAAACGAATGGCATAAATAATGCTGCAGTATAAAGTGCCATTGCAAACAATGTCCAAGCCGCCATTCTACGTTGCGCCCTACCTTTTCTTAGTTCATGTTCTAATTTTTTTATTTCAGAAACATGGGCTAGCTCTTGGTCAGTTACTACGCCATCACCATCTTCGTCATATTCATTATATTTTGAATCATTTTCTAATTTTTTTTGGGTCATTCTATATTTACTGTGGGTAATGATAGGTTTTGTGAAAGATTACCTGTAAAAGCATTTATAGCTTCTGCTAGTTCACCATCCTTACCAGGCAATGCTGCGAGTTTTCCAAGCTGCACAGCTAATGGATTAACACCTTTGTTGGCTACTTGTGCTGTAGATTTTAACCACCTAATAAATTTAGGGCTTGTCATTAGTTTTGCAGCAAATCTTGGTGCTAAAACTGTCGCTCCTACTGCTGTTCCTGCGACTGGCTGACCTGTAAGAAACAAACCACCTGACGAAAGTATAGATGTTACATTAGCAAATCCAATATTAATAAGGCCAGTCCTTGAAGGATTATTTAGCAAGCGTCTTTCATCAACTGTTCTTAAAACCCTAACAAGACTATCTATTTCTTTAGCAATATCTTTTTGTCTTGGTCTGTTAAATAATACTTTTTTTACGCTTGTGTCTAATTTATCCCACTCATTTAAAAATGTTGTAGGCGACCAACCAGAATTAGGATCAGCTTTGTTATAACCTAATCTTGAAAATATAGTTGATGAAACAGCCTCTCTTTCTGGGTTAGTAAGTGTTTTAAAAACCTCTCTGATTCTTTGACTTCCTTGTTTACCACCTTGCATAGCAAAAGTAAAAACCTGTGAATCAAGCGCTTTGTTTTGGATACTTTCAATGGTTTTTTCTACACCACCTGTTTTTTTAGATACAAATTTATTGTATTGATCGGCCTTTTTTAACAACTTACTAGCTTGAGGGTTTACTGCATCTACAGATGAAAATATATCTTTTGATAAAGCGCCATAAATTGCATTTAACTTGCCATCACCTGTTGATTCAATTTTTATTTTTCCTGGTGTAGCAGGGCCAATAATTTTACCTATTTCTGTTCTGATTTGTCTTGCTACATTTAAAGGCACAGATCCATCAGTAGCATCTTTTAGCAAATTATTTATTTTATCTAATGATGGTTTGTATATGTTTTTCAATGTATTAGGAGCAGAGGCTAACTCGTTTTCTAAATTTGCTTTTAATATTCTAATATTATTTAAACTGACTTTAGCATTCCCTGCTGCATCAAAAGCTGCTCCATATAAAATTTCTTTTTTATTCTGTATTTTATCAAAATAGTTTTTTGATCCAGTTTTAATTATTGTACCAACGTCTTGAATACTTGGTGCAGCATCTCCTAAATCTTTTGTGATTTTGCCAACTACATTTTGTAATTGTTTTTGTAATTTATCTCTTGATGCACCAATAATATCTGCAGCAAATATATTGCCACCTAAAACTTCCTCAACATTTGCAACACCTCTGCTCCCTGTTAATGTGGCAACAGTTGGCTGTACTCCAATTTTATCAAAATCTCTTGCTCTTTGACTTGGACTAATACCGCTTAATCTTTGAGCGCCTTTTTGTATTGCTGTTTTTACACCTCTTACAGCGGAGTCAGCTAATTTACCACCTACGGCTTCCATGCCTATGTTCTCACCTGCTCTAATTAAATTTTGTGCTAATGGTCTTTCAACACGACCAGGAGTTAGAGCGTCTTGTACTACATCATATAATTGACCACCCATCTCACTTCCCATAGCAACGCCAATAGGAGTTGTAGCAACACCTGGAGATGTTACAGCACCACCAATAATACCACCTACTCCACTTGCAAATTCTCTACCTACACTTGGTATATCTCCAAAATCAAGTCCTGGCGGATTATATACAGTTAAATTGTCATTTTTATCTAAAAAGAAAAGATTATCTGCGCCGTATTTATTTTCAATATCAAGGTTAGGATTTGCTTTTTGCAAATCTTGTGCAGTATAAACCTTTGGATAATATCTTTCTAATATAGATTTTCTTTGATTGTCAGGTGCATTACCTACGGCTGCCCTTATTGCAAATGATGCGCCGCTTTCATTTATAGATACCTTTTTTGCCATTATATATCCTAGTCAGGTAGATTGATTTTGTTGCTAGTTGTGTTTTCATTACTTTTTTTCAAGTAATCATTAACATCTATCTTTGTTAAATTTTCTATTTTTCGACCTTGTTTAAAAGCATTTATGTTAGTTCCTAGTTCAATAATTAATCTTTCAATATTAGCGCGAACTGTACTTCCTCTTGTTGTTATACCTGGAACAACTTGGCTTAAATAAAGATCAATTTCTTCTTGATTTGCTGTTGCTCCTGTTCTTTTTCTAAGTCTAAGGTCAACTAAATTTTGTATTGCATTATATAATCTTTGTGCATCACCACTTGTAGACCTACCCATTGATGATCCAGAAAGAACTGCTACACCTTGATTATACTCTCCACCCTGCAAATCACCATCAAACATAATATCTATGATTGTTTTTATATCATTTGACGCTGATGCAGCATCTGATACAAAAGATGCTTCTTGTTCAGTCAATTTAGCCTGTTTTGTAACTATTGGTTCTTTAGCAATAGGTTCTTTAACTTGATTTTCATTACCATTTAGAATTGTATTTAAATCAATACCAGGTATTTGTAATACTTCTGTATTACCTGTAGTTGGATTTATTCTATTCAAATTTGTTGGTTTTCCTAAAATAGCAGCTAAACCCTTAAGTTCTTGGTTTTCTGCATTTGTTCTATTGGGTTTGCCAGATAGTTCTATTGCTCGGTTCAGCATATTTGCCGAACTACCCATGCTACCTGTTTGTGAGCCGCTTATGTTTTTAATTGACCCACTTATAGATCCTTGTTGATAAACCTGACCTCTGCTTGTATCAAGTCCTCGTGCATTCGCTTGTTCTTTTGATAAGGTTCTAAATGTTTCAGTAGGTTTTGTAGTTGCTTTTGTAGCTTCTGTAGATATTGCTATTGGCAATGCTTGTTCTGGAAACTGTCGTGCAAAATTAGCAAGAATAGGAGTTGAACTCATATCAATTCCGCTTAAAGCATTTGCTAATTGATTTTGATATTTGTCCTCTCGATCCGCTAAACGATCTCCTGCTTGTCTTTGTAAATATGCGCCTACTAATGCCTGTGATAATCTTCCTAGCCCTTGTAATGGTGTTCTAACAGGTGCTGTTGATAGGCCCTGTTGCATTAATTGTTGCCCTAAAATTCTTGATGGATCAGTTTGAAAACTTGGCATAAGTTGTTGAAAACGCATAGAAGGTTGCCTTCTTCTAGCCATAAGCGCTTGTGCAAGTGTGTTTACCATTTTTTACCTCAATAAATATGCTGATCCAAGACTACCTGCTAATCCAAATAATCCGCCTAAATTAGATGCTTGATTTGCCATTGCTTGATTATAAGCATTGTTGGCAGCATTTTGACTTATTCCAAAAGAACCTGTTACATCTACACCAGCAGGTGCAAAGAAATTAGGTTGTCGTATTTGTGGGCCACCTAATAATGCCGCTAATTCATTAAAAGCTAAGTTTCTTGTTGCTAATCGCTCCTGGATTTCTCTTTGCCTTCTTTGATTTGCAAGTTGATTTGATAATAATTGATCTGCGATTTGCTGTTGTCTTGCAGCATTTTGCAAACTTACATTTGCGGCTTGTTGACCAAACTGTTGTCCTTGTGCTGCTAAGCCAAATTCACCTGCCGCAGCTCTTTCACCAAACAACTGTCCTCTAGCTTGTCTTTGTTGACCAAATACACGATCTGCTTCTTGTCCTGCTGCTAAAGTTGCCTGTTGTGCTAAGCGTTGTTGTTGTTCGCCTTGCTGAGTTTCTAACCGATTGATTGCATCGTTATATGCTTCAGATGTTATAGGTATTCCACGATTTGCAAGATTTTGTTGTAAATCCTCTCTTTGTCTAGCAAACTCAGGCGCTAACAAACCCATCTGTCTATTAAATAATGTTTGCTCAATATTGCTTCTTAATGCAACAGGATCATTAGATAACTCAGGCAAACCCTGTGTATCTAATCCTGTAGGTTGCTGAATATCAGATGTAATATTTTGTTGAAATTGTTGTAAATTTTGTGTTGGGTCAATGTCTTGCGCTTGACTTATACCTGCTAATGAAGGTGCAGATTGAAATGGGTTTGCCATTTGTTGTTCTGCCACAGGGTCGGATATTGTGCCTGCTAAATTTGGGCTAGGTCTAGGAACTGCTTGTGGTTGCCCTTTTGCACCTGACATAGCAGGCATACCTGGTTGAATACGATCAAATGCTAAATTACCTAATCCTAAACCTACACCTTCTTGAATTGCCTGTAACTGTGTTTGAAAAGGTGTTTGCTCTGTAAATGCAGCAGATTGCACATTTTCACCCTCTGGAGGTCTGCCTTGCACAAACTGACCTTGATCGCCTACATATCCAAACAATAAATTACCAGCAGGCGTAAACTGTGTAATTCTATTTTGATCTGCCTGTGCTTGTATTAGGGCATTAGGGTCTGGTACTGGCGGTGCAGATGGTCTTGATTTTCCCATGTTTTTATTTCCTATATAAATTTACACTCATTTTTAAGCATTCCCCATAGAATGCCATCGCTTTTATCAAACAATCCACGCAACCTACCTTCTTTAGTAAATCCTAATTGTTTGTTCATTTTCATTGCTTTTGCATTATCCTCTGCACATAGCACCAACATTCGATTAACTTTTAATTGAATAAATGGATAAGAAAATAATGCTCTTAATATGGGTTTTGTAGCCCAAAACTTTGATATACTCGCAATACTTGCTTCAATTTGATTACCTCTAAAATCATGGTAAACAACCGCAGCAATCAGCTTATCATGCCGCATCACACCCAAAGCTTGTCCTGGTGAAAACCCTTGTTTTATCTCTAAAATATTTGCAACCCATTTTTGCAGGTGCTGATCTTTAGAGTCGATTATAATTTGGTTCATCAAACAATGCGTTTGCTGTAGCAATTAAAAAGGTAACTAAAAGAGCGACTATTAAAACTACACCAAAAAAAACCATTGATCCTATTTTAACAGTTTCAACTAATTCATGGTGTTTTCGTATGCGTTCTTTTTTTATTTTTTCTTGTTCAATTCGTATTTGCTCTTTTTCTTTAGCGTGAGCTTCTACTATCTCTTGGAAAAAACCAGGATAAAAACGAGTGTCAAGCATAAAACGCAGCTCATCGCGTTGCTCTTTCATCAGTTGTTTTTGTATTTTTAAATCTGCGTGTTTTTTAAAACCAAGCTGCTCACTTACACTTACACTACTTGATTTGGACATTTCTTTGTTTATAAAATCCTCAGCCTGCAAAAAATCTGTTACAGATTTGCTAATGCTTTGGACATCTGAAATACCTTCTTTTGCTGATTTTACAAATTCAAATGCACCTTTTGCCGCAGTAACAGCAGCAATAATTGTTGTAATTGGCTCTGGCATTAACCTTCTAATGCTTTAATTCTTTTTTCATAGTCTGCACATTTAGCAGAGAGTTCTTTTATACCAGCTACTAATAATGGGATAACTCCTTGATATTCTAATTGATAATATGTATTGCTAGTTTCATTTCCATCATTGTTTATTTCTGGCACTTCACTAACTACGTCTGGAAAGTTATTAAGAAAATCTTGTGCAATTAAAAATGACCTACGAACATCATCTTTATCACCATCTCTTTTTGTACCTTTTGCAATTTTTACATCACCAACATCTTTTCCATCTGGTACTTGACCATCATCTTTTTCTTCTTGTGTATATAAAACATCTGATTCATAAGTTTTTGTTACTTTATATTTACCAATAACAGCTCGTAATTTATTTATTTTTTCTTCTGCATTAGTAATATTTTCAATTATATCTTTTTTTCGTTCATCTGAAACTGAACCGAAGCTATTTCCATCGTGTGCAAGACTTACACCATTAGCGCCATTGATTATAAAAAATTGATGACTTGAATTTGATGAAATCAAAGCTGTATCAGCATCACTAGAATTAGATTTAATTCTAACTTCAGGAGCAGCAGAACCTGTAACATTTAAACTTACCTGTGTTCCTCCAAATTGACCACTCTTATCAGGTGCTGTTGTTCCAACTCCAACGTGTTCACCAGTAACAACTAATCTGGCAGCACCCTCACTTAATAATTTTATGCCACCACTATTTCCTGTAGCAGAACCAATATTTATATTGTCTGGGTCATATATCCATGCTTCACCTGCACTTGCTCCATGTGCATTATAACTTGAGCCTAATTTACTAATTTGTAATGTTTTGCTGTTTTCTGCATTTGTTATATCTATTCCAATCGCTGTTGCATTACTTCCCTCAACATCTAAAACATTTCCAGGAGAGGTTGTGCCAATTCCCACATTTCCATTTGATTTAATTGTCATTTTTGTTGTGGCTGTTTCACTAGCACCTGTCATAAAATCTAGTGATGTTGCATTGGAACTAGAACTAAAATCACCCTCTGAGCGTGCTTGTATGCTTGCTGCAACTAATTGTGCATCACCTGTACTACTTTCATCTGGAGCAACAAAACTTACAACTCCTAATTTGTCGTCTGCGGCAATATCGTTATCACCTGCCGCTAATAATAATGTTGGAAATTTGTCATCACCACTAGCAGCGTGTTTTAAAGTAAGCCCAGAATCTGCAACATGGGTAAGTGTAATTTCATTATCATCACCAAAAGACACTACAGCGCCATCTGCTAAAAATAAATCAGAGAATTGTAATGAACTTGTACCTAAAGCAGCACCATCTTGTGCATCAGGAACAAATGAGGTTTCTGCTGTAAAAGTATTTGTTCTAATCCCTGATGTACCATTATCAATTGCACCAAATCCACTTGTAATTGAACCTGAATCTAATGCACCTGTTGTTACAATGCTTGAACTTCCTGCAGCAGCAGAAGCGCCTATGTCTGATAAAACCTCTGACGTACTACGACTTTCTAAACCATTCGCTGTAAAACGTGCATATTCATCATCAGCAACCGATGCACTATCTATTTTTACTGCATTTGTATTAGAGATACCGAAAGTTAATGAAGCCTGACCGCCTATATCAGATAACACCTCTGCTGCACTTCGACCTTCAATGCTTGTGCCATCTACTTTTAGAAAATCATTGTCTGCTATACCACTTGTTGCAACAAGTACATTTCCATTACTAATACCTGTAGATAGGGTTGCTGTTGTTGTAATTGCGCTTCCATTTAAGGTCATTGCATCCGCTTCGAGCGTTCCATCTATATCTGCGTTTCCTGAAATATCTAGGCTTGCTCCATCAATTTCTGAAGCAACTGTTAGATTTCCTGCTACTGTCATTGTTGAATTGGTTACTGTAGCATTTGGCGCAATCGTTAAATGTGTAACATAAGTGCCTGCTGAAGCAATATCGTTTCCAAATGTAATTGTACCGCCATCTGCAACATTTAATTTCCATTCATCGCCTGCATCATCGCCCTGATCTGATTTTAAGACTATACCTAATGCAGCACCTTCAACATTAGCTGCTATCTCTAAACTATCGTTTGTGGTTTCGTCATATTGAACAGTTATGTCTGAATTTGTACCAAAGGTAATAGTTTTATTGTCTGGGATTGTTATTCCTTCAGCAAATGGTATTGCTGCAGTACAAGTCTGTGTCCCATCTTTTAAAATGGTTGTTGTTAATGCTGTTGCGATACCATCCATTTCAGCATCCATACGCGCTGCCTGGATTTTTATTCCATTATCTCGGTCATCTGTAAAATCGTGAACCCTTGAAAATGTGCCACTACTAAAAGGCATTAGATCGGCCCTCCTGGTATAAATTGAAAATTACTTGATAAAATGCTAATAACTTGTGTGGTCGTTGCCACTTTGATTCTTAAAGATGCAGAACGACCTAATCGCCCAACAACTTTTCTTTTTTGCACAATACCTGATCCTGTGGTATCCGCCCAAAAATCCTCATCCCATGTTGCTGTATCCCATGCAGCTAATTCCGATACAAACGAACTTGTTGATAAATTCAAACCGCTTGGCGCTTGTTGATCCACAGCAACGCCAAAATCAAAGTTTATATCACCTAATGCTTCTAACATAGGTGCAACACTTGTAAAACGCTTGACGGATGCTCTGTCGCCAAAATAATTGTAAGCAAAACTTAAATCTGCGGTAATATTAGCAGTTAAATCTGCTGTTCCGCCAACTTTGTAAACTTTACCGCCTTCTGTGCCAAAATAGGTATCACCATTAAAATTAGCAAAAACTGTCGCAGGAATATTTTGAAACAAAGACCAGGCTCTTGTGATTGGATTAAAAATATGTTGATTGTAGGCGTCTGTGCTATCACCTGTTGGATGATTAAAATATAGTTTGCTACCATCTGCTGCTAAATGTATTTGCCAACCCTTACTTGTTGATGTTTTGGCAACTGCAGCAATGACTGTACCTCTTATTTTTTCTGATATTGCTGCTGCTTTATTGCCTGCAAGGTCTTGTCTAAATACTTGAGATAATGGCAAATATCCTTCTCTGGTAATTACAATTAAATCACCGCCTAATTTTGCCATACCGCGCTTTTCATTGACAGGTTCAGCAATACGAAATGTACCATTCAAAGAAAAGTCAGAGCTAGGATTGCTACCTGAATAAACCAATACTTCACCGCTTGACATCATTAATACTAATAAGTCGTCAACACCCTCGCCGCCATCTATTGATAATGTGCCAATTTGAATTAGATTGCCGCCAAGTGTAGAAACCAAACCTACAGGAAATTTAGTAAAGTTTCCTGCATGGGTATCGACTGTCGCTGAGTAATAAAAGTTTTGATCTGATCCTGTAAAATAATAAACTCTATTCTTAAAAACATGGACACCAGTTAGATTATTGCTTGATACAGAATCTGATAAAGTAATTGTTAAATCACTTGCACTTGATCCATTCCAGGAAAACGGCGCATTAGCACCACTTGGCACAACTAAAGTTAAATTATTAA